TTATGGGTAGAATCGAGGAGAAAGTTGAAAAGACGGCTAAGACCGCCATAGGCAGGACTCTCAAGGAAACTCAGGAACTTACAGGGATGTCACCCTTTGGCGCAACCATGTTAGCGAGCACAGCCGCTTTAACGTCGATAGGATCAATATTATATGACCAAGCTTGGATAGCTGCCGCACTAGCTTCAGGGGCGTCAGTGTATACCTTAGCTAAAACCGCAGCTCATCCACAGGTTAGGTCACTCTTAGGGAGACTCTTAAAAGCAAACTCTAAGCTAATTAACAAAGCGGATAAGGCGTCTAAGAAAGTCTACATGGCTGACAGAGCGGTTCTACTGAGCCTCATTGATGACTACGACAAAGCAGCCGAAGAAAAGGAGCCTAAAGAAAAATGACATGGGCTAACTTTACTCGCGAGGAATTCGCATGTCAGTGCGGATGTGGCACCAACGACATCAAGGACGACATTATTAACCTCGCACAGGAACTTAGGGACGCATGTGGCTTCCCTCTCGCGGTGACTTCAGGTTACCGTTGCGCTAAACATCCTATAGAAGCCCGTAAGGCTTCCGTAGGGTCTCATGGCAAGGGTTTAGCTGCTGACTTCGGAGTAACGGGAAGGGAAGCTAAGATCCTCCTTAGAGAGGCTCTCAAGAGGTCTGCGGGTGGCGTGGGTGTTAATCAAAAGGGTGACCACAGTGGTCGTTTTATCCACATTGATGTAGGCAGGAGTCGTTCGGGGCTTCTGTGGACTTACTGAGGGAACATAATGGAAGACGTAACACTTGAGGTGGCTGAGTTGAAAGCCCAAGTTGTGCTCATAAGAGACTTATCAAACAGGGCTCTTAATAATCTCGATACTAACAAAGCAGCTATTGAGCGTTTAGCTATCAAGCAGACAAACATAGAAAAAGAACTAATAGTCATTAGGGGCTCTTTGATAACTAAAGGGGAGTTTGAAGTGATCCTAGAAAACAGCTTCAACAGGCGCGTGGTTTCGGCCATGTATAAGATAGTCATAGGTGGCCTAATAGCAGCGGCTTCCGTAGGCGTAACGTGGTTCATGGGAGGCTTCAAGCCGTGACGGATACACATGCGAAAGCTTTAGACATCTTTAAGAGCCTGATTCTTACGCCTAATGGAAGATACTTCTTAGGGGCTCTGGTATTCTGGGTAGGCTCAGGGGCAGGGTTGTACTACGAGGTTCTTACGTTCATTGAGGCGGCTGTAGTGGTTTCTTTTGGCATGGTACCTTTTGGACTCTCCGCGTTATTTGCGTGGAAAGCAGGAGAGGCAGAGAACCACATGGCTATACGTGCTCTGGATCTCAAGGCTCGTAAAGAACTACACTCGGACAAGACAGTATTCAAGGTAGATAAGGAGGACTAATATGTTACCAGTAATTATACCTGCATTGACTAACTTAGTAGGTGGCTGGCTCACAAGTAAACAGAAGGTCAGTGAAGCTAAGGCGGAAGCCAAGATCGCCAGAGTATCTCAAGGGATTCCTGGATACTCTGACGAGTTCTTGATCTTCGTGTGGTCAGCTCCTTTCGTTATGTCATTCATACCTCCTTTGCAGCCTTACGCAATCCAAGGCTTCTCGATCCTTGAGAGCCTCCCTGATTGGTACATGGGCGGCTTCATGACACTCACAGCTAGTGTCTTTGGTGTCGATAAGTTTCTCACTTGGAAGCAGAAACCCTAAACCACTCACCATGTAGGTGCATGTCTTGGTACAGAAGATGCCACTGCTCCTCATGTACCCCCTCGCCCACCCCATGATACATTAGCTCCAAAGGGTGCGGATTAGACGACTTGAGAGCCTTGAGCCTCTTAGGGACATCGGACGACACCCCTATCTTAATGAACTCCCCGCATCTCACGAAGTATAGATCCTTCCCTGCATTCCTGGCGTAGAGCCCTTTGCGGCCTTTTATACGTGAGCTGCACCCCACGCACTGCTTAGAACTTCCGGTACGCAGATAGGAGCCCCTTACGGGGGACTCCGTACCACACTCGCACACACAAGAATACATGTAGTTGCCTGTAGGCGCTTGATGGGAGTAGGATTTCACAGTCCACTTGTGGAACTTCCTACCTATCATCTCCGCGTGTATAGAGTCCCTAGAGTGGTTCATATATCACACACGCCACTTACGCAAGCTAACGTCTGGGCTCCTGTAGTGTTGTCCTCAGTCTCCTCAACGTACCAGTTGATCTCCTTAGGCATCTCACTGACTCTCTTATTGTACTCCTCTTCCGTAATGGCTTCATAGGGTGCTTGTTGATAGATCCCTGTGTCCAATGGTAAGAATGAGATACCTGAGATGTCGTCGAAGTTTCTATAGAGCCATGCACCTACGTCCAGGAACTCATCAGGGGTATAGAAGCAAGTCATGGATGGCTTATGCTCACACCATTCATCCTGATACATCTTCCACAGCTCCAGTTGAGCCATAGCTCCCATGTCCTTAGTCACTAAGCCCTCAGCTTTCTGTGGGAACTCAAAGACTACCGTACCCTTAGAGGCTCTGTACTCTTCCCACGGTATTCCTGAGTCCTTCATTACTTGGCACATGGGGTCTTTGGTGTCACTCTGTATACGTCTGATGTAATAAGAATCGTATCGCGGGTGAATGCCTGAGGCGCTATTAACAAGCTGACTGACGGTGCCTGAGGGCTTTACACAAGTGATTGCGGTTGACTGCGAGATCCCTAGACGCTGTGACCACTCAAGGTTTACAGCGATAGCTTCATCACGCAGCTCATTGAGCCACTTCTTAAGTTTCTTAGGGGACTCCTGCCCGCTCATGACTTCATGGTCCATGATGCCAGTTAAGGAGACACCTAAGAGTCGTTCTTCCTCAGTGTTCTTCTGCCAGATCTTACGAATATACTGGAAGTCCGTTAAGGTGCTCTGGAGAGTTCCAAGGATAGTTGCAATTCTAACTTTTCTTTTGAGACTTTGAAGTGTATCTCCCTTCCGTATAACGACTTCTGAAAGGTTGCAAAACTGGTTGGGTCTAAGGATAATCTCTGAGCATGGATTAGTTCCGAAATCTCGAGTTGCATCCCTTCGACCATTTTTTGCAGCTTGTTTCTGGCTTGCAACACGGCTAAAGACCCCTCGCTCACCTGAATAGGATTCGTAGAGAGCTGTCCACTCATGGAGGAACTCAGGGAGTTCTGGCTTGGCGATGTAGCAGGCTGAGTTGTTTGCGAGTCTTCTGTGTCCATGTTCATTCCACCAATCTCCTGATTTAGCCCTTCGCATACGATCTGAGTTAAGATCCGATAGGCAGATTAAAGCCGACCTGCGGACACCACCTACGACAACAATGTCGGCAATCTTAGTACATAAGTCATGGCACTCAAGATCCGTGAGATTCCTTCCTGCGGCATTCTTAAAGAGGCGGCAGGAAAAATGAAATAGATCCACTAAAGGCTCGGGCCCTGACGCTCTCCCTCCGAATACTTTAAGCCTAGCACCGGCAGGTCTTACGTCACTAACGTCGAAGTCAGGAATCTGGCCTGCCCACAGGAGCGATAGAAGCTCTCTGACGGACTTAGCCCATCCTTTCTTGCTGTCACGTACCTTGATTACTGTATCGGTCTTGTAGAAGGTCTCAGCCACCTCAGGGAGCTGATCAATGTACTTCTGCTCTACTGAATAACCTACGCCAGTTCCGCACATTAAGATGTATAGAGTCTCGTCAAAAGCTCTCGGATGGTCTATAGGCAAGAAAGCACAATTGAACCCCGCTACGTTGTCTCGCTCTAAGGCGGGTCCTGCGGTCATGAGGGAGCGCATGGAAGGCATGACTTCTAAGTCCGTTATGGCTTTCTGAAGTTCAGCTGCTTCTTCCTTCGATACTTCGTTGTTCGAAGTCGTCATGTAGCGCGAAACGGCTTCAGGCCAAGTCTCCCTACGCTTCAGGACGTCTGAATATCTTTGGTACTTGGTTACTCCAATCTGTTGTTGATATAAGTCCATGTTCTAAGTGTCCTCCAGGATCATCTTCTTTAAACATTCCACTGAAAATATAATGTCAGCAGGGTCTTGTTTGCTTGATACGAAAATACTTGAGCCCGTTTCACTGTTATCCGCGAGAATAAGAAAAGAATCAACGTCAAGATCCCCCTTAGCGATCAGCTCCAGAATATGCTCTAAGCCTTCTTTGAGCGTGTATCCCGTATTGTCCTTTTGTTTACCAAAACCGCCCTCAATTACTTCCAATGTTGCTCTCCTTTATTAGTCGTGTAAGGTACCACTGAGCCTTCTCAAGATCCTCTGTACCGCCCTTGTGCCTCCATCGGTGCATGTATTTCTTGGCGTTGCCCTCTAGGTATCCTCTGAAGCCCTCCTTAGACAAGTTATCACAAAGGTAATCAATACACTCGATGTCCCCTGTCCGGTAATGCGGTGGTTTGTTTACGGGGTCTTCTTTTTGGTACGCGCCTACGGCACCCGGTACGGCATCCAGCGCTGCCTTCGCTAAGATCTCCTTCTGGATTCCATTCCAGCCTTCTTCAGAATTTCTCAGTGACATGCCCTACTCCTCTTCAGTTTCTACGGGAGCAGCAGTGGGAGTGCTGAATGAATCAAGAGTCTCCTGGAACGCTGTATTAAGCGTCTGGATGGCCCCTACAAGTGCTTCAGCTTCCTCTGCGTTTTGCGTAGGGACTCGCATAAGGAAAGTACGAATGTTCGCAAGTACTCCTGCGGTTACGTTGATGGGGGTGTCAAAAGGTACATTAGTGTCTGCTTGATTAGTCATGAGATTCATAGTCCTGTTCTAAGTGTTTGAATTTATCCAAATGGATCATGAGTTTGTCGTCAAATCTACTTAGAAGCTCATCGGCCGTTACTTCCAGAGCCTCACAGAGGAGTTCAATGTCGTACTCTCGCTTTATTGCTTCAATCAGTTCTTCTACTGTCAACATAAGTCATTAACTCCTCTACCTCCGATAAAATAAAATGCTTGAAGCCTTCTTTGTCGCACCACTGCCCCATAGTCATCTTGGCTCCTTTACGTATTTTCTTGTTCCTGTCGGAGAGTAAAAAGATAAGCTCTTGACCTACTGTGTCTCTAATGGCCTTATACTTCTGTGTGTCTCCAATTCTAAAGAACCCCTTACATTCTATTAGTATATCATTCTTCTCAAAGTCAGGCAAGTAGTGCCTATGAGTAACGTAAGGTATCTTCCGTGGTTCATAGGCAAATCCTTCGGTATCCTCTGCAAACCTTCTCTCAAGGTTACTTCGGTAGATCCCATAGTTACCTTTCTTAACCTTCTTGGGCCTGCTAGAACTCATCAGGAACCTCCAGTTGTCTTGGCATTTTAACTATCTCTGTGAAGTAGCGCGGCCCTGTACTGTACAAGAAAGTTCTTAAGTCTGTATAACAGCGGAACTTGTGAACACAGTACATGCACTTGTTCGATAGTTTCATATTTCCACTCCTGCCATCTGGAATAGGTAAAGCGCAAAGTTCCTCTGGGGCGTCTTCTGACGCGATTAACTTTTTTATCTTCTTTATGCGCTCCTCTGGGTTCCACTGTACCGAGTCGTAATAAGGAGCACCTTCGTCCTTCTCATCATACTCAAGGTACGCTAGGGCTCCTGTGACCTTATCCATAGCTAACCAACCGTACTTGGATACTCCCTCAGCAAACGCATAAGCCTTGTTTTGGCCTATGTATCCAAAGGGGTCATCGAGATGCAGTTTGTTGTCTCTGAACTTCTTGAAGCCAAAGGAACTCGCGGACTTAACATCGACTATAGTGCCATTGATCTTGCAGTCCATGTGACCAGTGACGCCTGCTACCGAGACTGTCTTCTGTTCATCAGTGACTTTATGATCCGTTAAGCGCACTAGGGCCAGAAGCATCTCTTCCACAAGGTGCCCATAAAGGAACATCACTCGTTTCTCTCCTGTTATCGCAGCATCCTCTGCATCAGGGTACTTGCTTTTCATCCAGAGATACCTCTCGTCGCGCCCTACGATGGACAGGCGCAGCTTACGGTTGTCTCTGACTTTACCTATTGTCTCCCTTATGATAGACTTCATGTTCTCGCCCATGAGATCCAGAACAGCCTCTTGATCCACTGCACTAGGGACCTCTTTGGTGTTCAGAAGCTTGTGGATGTCGGCAATGATCGTATCATTAGTCTTAGGCATTAGGTACCTCAGTGACGCTGAATACTTGATGCTGTGGGAAGCGAATGACACCTCCGTCGAGCATCTCGATCCTCAGTTCTACGTCGTCTAAATTATAGCTTGAGACACCTACGTACTCTGTGCCTACTCCGCCGTTCTTACCTGTGCGTATCCATAATTTCATCTTTAATTCTCCTTGTCTATTGTGTCTAAAGCTTTAAAGAAACCATCCGAACAGGGAACCGAGAGGGAAAATCACAGCCCCCACAAGACGCAGCACCAGCTCCGTAGTTTCCATTGTTGCGTAGCTCCCTAAAAGAGCTGCGATATTAAGCACCCAGCCAGCTATAAAAGCGCATGCTAATGTAATAATTCCTAACGCCAGAGCTACTGGCCCTCCTGGTAATCCTCTGTCCATCTTTAGTACTCCTTTAGTGTGTCTCAGCCCAATTGTTACCTACTTTGTATTCTCCGTCCAGTGGACACTTAAGCCCTAGCTGGATTCCTGCTGCCTTGATGCAC